GTAGGAGATTAGTATATTTACCTAAATAAAAGTTATGAATACAATTGGATTATTTGGCAGTTTATTGCTAGCCTTATCAGGAATACCAGAAATGATAAGGACTATACGTGATAAACGATGTCACGTAGGTTGGGGACTTCTACTTATGTGGTTTTTTGGAGAAGTCTTATGTGTCGTTTATGGTCTACAATTAGGAGAAATTCCTTTACTTATTAACTACTTATTCAATGTAGTGATTATTAGTGTAATGTTATTCTATAAAATAAGGACGCAACTAAAAAAATAAAAGTTATGACTGATCAATTAGATCTTCCTTATGTACCTATGACGGTATACTATCTTCATTACGAAGACGAAAGATTCGCAGTAAACAACTGGAATGTTTGTAGAGATTATGTCTGTTGTGTTATGGCTAGAACTCAATCAGAAGCCTCAGAAAAAGTTAAAGAGATTGCTGCTAATCAAAGAGGACATAGATACATTAGAATCATGGGATTCGGTCATGCTAAAGAAGAGTGGGTTAATGAAGAGACTCCTCTAGTCTCTGACGAAAGCTATTACACTAATGCTGTTAATGCTGTATTTGAGAGAATCAAAAGTAGGAATATATCAGCTAAAGATATTTATAAAGGACAGGAAAAACAAAACTATCGTTTCGAACAATGACAACAAAACCATCATCAAAGTGGATTCAACCCACTAAGTACTATGAAGAATTTTTACACTACTACAATCTAGCCAAACGTCAACAAGAACTCTGTAACTTAGGAATAGAGAAGCACGCTACATGTGGCATTGAAGATGATCTTATGCTTCACGTTGAACTCTATGATGTAGTCGAAAGAAAGTATGCTGGATTCTCTCAGATCGTTAACGATGCGTTCTATGGATGGACAGAAGATCATCCTTATTGGAAAAAGATGGAGCAAGGTCTGTGCTTTAAACAGCGAGAAACAGTAGCCAAAAATTGGACAGGTAAGCGTAACGTATTTGGTCTTAAAGAGTGGATCTATCTTTTATTATTTCATAGACTTACAGGATCTGGTATCAACTACGCTAAGAAGCCTTCTGGTTACCACAACACACTTTTGTTTGAGATGCATCAGGCTGATAACATTCCACAGATGGTAGATATCATCAAAGGAGCATGGCGACCTTTCTACACTTCTGTCGGTTACCAGTTTCCTAGTTTTCCAAAACCTCAAGGTAAGTATAAAAGAGGAGGAGACTATTTTATGTGTGAGTTTTTACCACAACTATCAGAAGCAGTCGCTACGTTTCTAGAGACTGGAACTAAAAAAGATCTTAGAGAAATTGGAGACTTTATGTTTGCTTGGAATAAAGATCATGGTCTTAGAGCGTACAAGTTTCAGTATGCCGCATTCATTGCTGATATCGCTGACTGGTTCCCTGATTTTGTGAACAGAGAATCTGTGTTCTATTACGGTACAAATGCCAAAGAGTGCATCAGTTACTTAGCTAAGAAGTCTATCAAGATGGACGAAATATCTTTCTTAGATTCTGTTATGCAAAAAGTATACGAAGACACTGGCGGACTCCCATACAACATGGAGGACGTTGCCTGTGACTTTATCAGGTGGGTAGAAAACTACGTAAAACCTGGGTCTGATTACGATCACTTAGATTTTGACCACGTGTGGAACAGTTCTTCTATCAAAGATCATCCTTATGGTAGGCAGAAAGCGATGCTCGATCTTAATCTTATTCCTTCTTTTAACGGAATCAAAGAGCATCCCTCTGACGATAAGATCATTAAGTCTGTGGGTTTAAGTGAAGATCAATATAAAGAAAAAGTAAAACTAATTTACAATTTATGATAGCATACAATAATACTTGTGAAGTAGAGTTTAAAGGTAAAAAGCCTAAAGACTCTTGGATGAAAGAATGGACATTAGACCAAAGAATCGATAAGTTCTTTGAGTTCTGTAGAGTCTTTGATGATCGACAGGATCCTCTATTAAAAGAAGAGTATCAGATCTTTTCTCATAGACTTCATTGGCACGAACATCCTTTCTGTGACTTTATGAAGAATGTTACGGACAATCATGAACGTATGTTTCTTACTTTAGTCTTTAGTTTTACTAATGAACATTGGGGAACATTTACTAAACTTTTAAACCAGGGCATCGATGCAACAAGAGAACACTTTATTGAAAACAGACACGCTAGAAACGATCTTTTTCAGATCTACTATCCTAAGGGAACTAACGTTAAACAGTGGATTTTGGATGGTCCTCTTCGAGCAGCTTCTGATCTGCGCGCTTTACTTGATGACGTAGAAGTTAGAGGTCGTAGAAGATATACAATGATGGAGTTCGCTAAACTGTTAGAAGCTTACTTTAAACAGAATCAAAACTTTAGAAGTCCTTTGTATCCTTGTAAGAACACAGCTCGTTACATTGCTATGGCTTATCCTCACTTAGTAGATCCTGAATCTATCTTATTTGGTGGAACTGGCCACTTCGACGGACTTCATCAAGTATTCGGTGGACAAAACCTAAATGGTAAAGTCAAATATAAGATCGATGAGAATGGAATGTTTTTAGCAGAGAACAAACAGGCAGAAGCCTGGCTTTATCAGATGGATCTTTTAGTCAACCATCCTTCTAACCCAATGACGAGCCAGAAATATTTAAACGTAGAAGACAAAACATGTTTCTTTTGGAAACACATAGCTATATCACATGGAGAAAAAAGACCTACCAAAAACATCCCTTATACTTGGATATTTGATTCTAAATTTAATCTTAGTAATCATCCTGACTTCATGGACAGGATTGTGGAAAGGGAATTGATGTATTAGTAACTTATAGATTTCGATCTATCCAGCAGTCTCAGGAATATCTTGGGACTGTTCTGGTATCTGGCCAGTATCCTTGCGAAACCACTTACCGCTAATATTCTCATTATATGAATCCACATGTAACACTTCGTACTTCATTTGATAATAAACTTCGTAGTAGCTCATCTCTTTCTTGGTGAAACACGGTCTTAAGATCTTTCTTTCAAATCCTTCTTTACCAAGATTTGTGATGTCTTCTAGCAAAGTCTTTGAGCTTCCGTAATAAGATTGCCAATTGCTTTCTTTTACTTCTTTCTTTTTCTTTGGAACTCTTCCTGGTTTAATCCAAGCTTCGATTTCTTTCTTTGTAAGCTTTTTAGTAAGGTTGTTGTGAAGTATTTTTTTACCTACGTAGATCCTTCCGTTGTCTTTGTTCTGTATAAGATAGACAAAACCTACGCAGCTTTCTGGAAAATCAGATAACTGTTGCATTTCTTTGTTTTCGTATAACCAATTCATTAAAACTATTTAGTATAAATATGTAGAGTTAGCTGTCCCACTTAATTACAAAAGTAATGTCTGTGTTAGAAGGTATTGGATAAGGAGTAGATAATTTACCAACTACTAGAAGTTCGTTCTGATCATTATATATTCCAACTGTAGTAGCGTAAGGTCTAAAGTCTGATCCTGTAATTACGTCTTCGTAAGCTCCATAAGATCCTGATACTGTAGCACTTGGGTTTTGTGTGTAGTTAAAGTCATTCTCATTTACATGACACCTAACTTCGTTTTGGTATATCGTAGTTTGGGACTGAAAAGACATTGTGTATGGAGAGTAGGCTATAGGCATACTTATAAATATCGGTAGGATTTATTTGATGTGTACAATTAACGCAGACTCTATATTTTCTATATTAATCCACTCATAGCTTTTTACTTTAGGATTAGAAGTAACGTATTCTTCTATGTCTTTTTTGCTGTATCTATTATGATATAAATTTTGAGAACTATCATATCCTATATGCTCACTATTATCACTAGGAGGTATAAAAAATATATGAATTGCAATATTAGATGCTATTCTAATAATTTCAGTTAAAACAGGTTGAAATTTAGGCTGATGTTCTAATACATGTCTAGAAAAAGCAACCTCTGCAAAATCTGAGGCTAGTCTTGTATTTTCAGCCGACGCTAATACCATTGGTACTCCTAATTTAGAATTTCTTTCATTAAGTATTATACTGCTATCTACTCCCGTATATTTAAGTTCTGGGTATTCTTTTTGATAAGCAAAAAATTCAGTAGCATTACCGCATCCTATATCTACTAAGCTAGTATATTTTTTTTCTTTAATATAGTTTCTAAAAAATACTTTAGAACGACTATTACTATCCCCAACCCAACTAGCGAATTCATCATATCTATCAGTTAGATTATCATCCCACCACGTTTGTTTAAATTCAAACATAAATTATTATATTATTGATTATATCAAATATTTTATTTTTGTTATTATGTATATCTTTTTTATGTTGTTCGATATCTAAAGTTGGATATCTAGTTTCTCCTATTCCTCCTTTATCGCTTATCGCAAAAGCAAACTTATCGCAAGGAACGGTGTATGTTGGAGGATTAAAGTGAAAGTATTTGTTTATATAACTTTCATCATTCACTCCAGGTTCGTATCCTATCTTTTTATCTTCTATCTGATAGTGTATGAGTGTGCTACAGAATTCCATTAGTAGATTAGTCTTTCCACCAAAAAAAGCTCCATAGTGATATGTATATGGTAGTTCACTATCTAATGGGACATAAGCTTTAGATTGAGGATTTCTATCGAATCCCGCTCCGTCTTTTAACCAGTCACGATTTCCGTAGTGTTCTCCTCCTACCAAATCTCCTAAAAACCAGTCTTCTACAAAATCTCTGTGTACATTAGTATCCGCATCAAAGTAGTAAACGTAATCACAATCTTTTTCAATAACTTCTTTTATTGATACTATATTTTTGAATTTTGAATTAGTTCCTTCTTGCCAGTTATCGTGCTTATCGTAATGATAACTTACGTCTATATCGTCTGATATATAATCTTTTGGGTCTTGATCTGAGAAAAGGTAGAATTTTACTTTTCTTTCTCCCTTGTAATAGTGATTAAACCTTTTTATGAATCTAACTCCTAAAACAAAATATGCATTGGTAGCTAAAATAACTATTCCTATTTTTTTCATAACAAACAAGTTTTTGTTTCTACTTCTTTTATTTCTTGGTAGTATAGGTGACTACAGTTATCGTCTTTTGTTCTTAAGCTTAAATTATAAGGAAGAGATTCTCTATAATTAGCTTTATAAAACTTTCCACCACATGCACAAGTTACTCCTGCATTATGATAGATAGTGGTCTCTTCCCATCTATTGATGGTATCAGTTCCCCAACAAAAGTCCATTTCTTTTACTACTTCAGTCTCGTTTCCTTTTGTCCATCCATTCCAAAGCACTGCCCACATATCAGCACACCATATTTGTAGTTCATGGTATGAAGGATCCTCTATTTTCTTTTGTACATTTAGTTGTGTGATCTCATAATAGAGCTTCTCACAGTCTGATTCTACCTTATCCCAGAACATCCAATCTACATTCTTAAGTATGTATTGAGCTCCTCCTGAATTGTCATTCATGAGCTTAGGGATCATCTTGGGCATCTTTACTATTTCACACATTTTATCATATACGTCTTGACCCTTAGAGATAATATAATCGTAGTTGATGTAACTGTTAGTATCGCTTAAATACCATATATCATCGTCTAAAAACTTAGAGAAGTCAGGATTCTTAGTAAAAGCTATATCACAATCGTGGTAGAATATAGCCTCATACTGAAGTTCTGGATGCTTCTTAAAATGTTGCTTAAGTACATTAGGTCTTATAGAAGATATATAGCGAATAGGTTGTTCTCTTGTGTCTTGGTAAAAAAAGAACCTTACAGTATTGTAGTGAGAAGACAGCTTGTTCCACATCTCTACAGTCTCTGGTTTGCTTGTGTCATCATTAGGATTCCAAGCGACTACGATGTCTATATTATTAGGATTAATACCTCTTTTGATGAAGTTATTTATCATAACCTCAACTTGCCAAGCATAGTATACTAGTCTTGGCTGAGCGCAAATGTAACGTAAATTTTTCATAACATTTTTTTATTTAGCGTAATTATAGAGAACAAGCTCCACCACAAGTCGTAAATTCTCCAACTGAGGTATCTAATACATATCCAGGTCCTGAACCAGTTGTTCCTACAATTAAATATACATGATTAATATCCGAAGCATCTGGGTAGAACTTACCTGTATTTACTGTTTGACTACTAGGGAATGATACTGTTATTCCACTAACTACTACAGTACATGTAGAGCACTGGTACTTATCGGCTATATAATGACTATATATTACTTCTGTTGTAGTCGTACTAGTTGTAGAAGTGGTAGTAGTTGGAGCCAATGTAGTGGTAGTTGTCGTACTAGTCGTAGTGGTTGGAGCTATAGTCGTTGTAGTTGTCGTACTAGTCGTAGTAGTCGTAGGCGCTACGGTTGTTGTAGTACTAGTTGTTGATGTAGTACTTGTAGTAGGCGCCGCGGTAGTGGTAGTACTTGTTGTGCTTGTAGTTGTTGTTGGAGTCGTAGTAGTAGTCGTGCTAGTAGTACTTGTAGTCGTAGTAGTTGGAGGTCCCGAATATGGAATCATCGCGTCTTGATACTCCTCATCTGTAATAATGATTACTCCTTGAGAATATAATACATTTCCTACGTGATTATTTTGAGTATATATAGTATTTGATAGATAATCTTTCGATGAATATATTACACTAAGTCCTCCTGGAATAGAAGATCCCATGGGTTCTGCTGCTATGCTAGCAGATATTTGTGATTGAGTATTATTATAGACCTCGATTCCCATGGAGCCAGGATTACTTGGATCTGGGATACCTGCGTTAGTTACCACGTATTTTATATTATGAGTACCCGCGGTTAGACTAATTGGATATATATGCCAATATCTAAAATTAGTTCCATTACCATCTGGAATTCCTAAACTAACTGTTAAATTATCGTCTATATAAACAGATCCATAATTATCGCAACCAATTCCAAAATAATATGTACCAGCAGTTACAGTGATATTAAACTGTATAGCGAAGTCTCCAAAATAAGTTAACGATTTTGCTGACCAAAGACCAGAGTAGTTTAATCTTCCCGTTTGATTTGCGGTAACTGGATTAGTCCAAAAAGTACCAGCATATGATCCTCCTGTATAAGATGTGTTCCATTCTAATGATGTACCAGTTCCATTTATAGAATATCCTGGAGAATATAATCTTACTCCAGATGATGCGTATGCCACGTTAGTTGATGGTTGTGATCCTGTAGTATAGGTATCTATAACATTTCCATTTCCATCATCAATTAGTCTATATGTACTACCAGAAATAAGCAAACTTTTTCTAGCAATTTGTTCTCCAAAAGCAGTTCTAGGAATTCCTATGACAGTAATTTCTGCACTAGAGCTAGTTGGAAAATATCGATAATCATTATCAAAAGTTCCTTCTGCTGCTGTAGATTGAATTGAAGGATTCCAAAAGCTTGAACTACTTAATAAAGATCCTGTAAGATACTCTTGATAGTAAAGCTGTTTTACTAAAGCATAGTTTAAGTAAGTTACTCCGTCAGTATTAAACGAAGTATTTATCCCACGATTAACTGTAATACCGTTTGCAGTAAACGATGAGCTATCGTAACTGGCTGAGTATTTAAGTAGAATCGGAGTAGTGGAAACTTCTGAACGTTTTATTGTGTTCTGTCCGCGACTCATTTGTTTTTACCAATCTAGTTTTACTCTTACTAAGGCTTCTTTAGTGAAGTCTTTTACCAAAGGCTTAGAAAGTTTAGCTACTGCTAAAAGTTCATTGTTATTATTGTACATTCCTACAGTTGTGATATAGGTCTGAGGACTGTTTATAAAGTTAGAGTAGATCATTTCTCCAGAAGATCCTGAGATAAATGAAGGATTGGTTGTGTAGTTATATCCAGCATTAGGTATCCTTGCAAATATATAATCAGAAGATATAGTCTCTTGAGAGTTCAACTGAAAGTTTGCACTTGCAGAGATTGCTTGATACACTGTTTGTAGGTTAGCGATATTGGCTGCGGCATTTGTGGTAGCTGAAAGAGTTATTGCTAATCCACCTTGACCAACTGGACAACCCAACGCTTTAGGATTCAATACGATTAGTCCGATATCTGGAAGAAATAGACCATAACTTCCTGAAGCAGTATACCCTTTAGCAAAAGATCCTGAAACTAGTGGAGTACTTTGAGCACTTCCATTAGATCCTGATACAATATTGTAAACTCTTCCTCCATCTACAAAAGTTACAATGCTAACGTCTTTAGAATTATCTGTAAGATTAAGAGAGTCTGATCCTACTTTTAATCCAAGATTGAATGTTCCTGGAAAAAGACTTTCTTTATATCTATTTCTATCTATTTGAACTGCGATAAGATCTAAAGAAGCAGTATTTCCTGTTCCAAAATTAAAGTTAGTTTCGGCATCGCCAAATATAATATTCCTATATTGACCAAAGTTAATCCTTGTTGGACTTACTCCTGGAACTAGAGAATTTATCGGCGCTGATCCTGATCCGTAAATTTGACCGTAAGCTATTGAAAATTGAATAGCTGAATTGCTTAGGTTCGAACCAGTATTATATACGTCTAGATAGTATGTCTTATCAGCAGAAGAAGCAGTAAAAAATGTAGCTAAAGTTGGAATGTTTGTACTCCAAGCTGGTGCTGTTACTGAATCTGATGATACTACAAAGTCTGATGGGGCTAGTGCTGTAAATGACATCGTTTGTTATTGTTATTGATTAACTTTTGTGATTTGAACAGGTACGCTAATTCTAGCTCCAGAATCACGACCAACAATTACTAAAGTGGTATAAAGTGTACTGTTAGTTCCAAATAATGTATTAACAGTTGTAGCTGTGATATTGATAGTCGTTCCTATTACTGTCTTACTTACGTTAGTTCCTATAGTAGTAGTTGTATTTAGAGCAGTGGCTTCTGCAGTATTTATTCCAACTCCGTTAAATGCAGCCATAGTTCTTACGTCTCCTATAGTTGCAACGTATCCTGATGCTTCAAATGTTGAAGTTGCTCCAAGATAGTTCAAAGTTTGAGGAGTTATTGAAAGAGAAGATCCTTGCTTTAATACTACATTAGAAGTTCCTACACTAATGACAGGAATCTTAGCAGTTCCACGAGGAAGAGTAAT